GAGGTAAGATTCTGAATCCTCGTTGATAAGCACAGAGAACTGATTATCAGTAAGTTTCAAACCATTACCGGCAGTATAAGTGTCAACAAGGTCAGCAACGCTGATTACAACAGTCTTCTCACCTTGATTTGTATCGAATACGAATGTGATTTCCTTTGTTGTAGGATTATATGTTACATTCTTCAAGAATTGGTCTTCTGGAATATTGATAACACCCTTTTCCTCACCGTCAACGATAAGTCTGTAAATCAAATCGGTATCGCCCTTTACGATTGCAACGTCTTCAACCTTATTGGCAAGTTCGCCCTCAATCTGTGTATCCTTGGCTTTCAAACCGGTGATTTCATTGGCATTTGCCGTCTCAGCAGCTTCGGCACGTGCGGTTTCAGCAGTAAGTTCGTTCTTGGTTGCCAAATGAGAGATGTCCTGATGGTCAGTCAAGAACTTATTGTCAGCCTCAACCTTAGTATATACGTCAGCAGTGTTGGCTTTCAATGCATCAGCAGCTTCACGTGCAATCTGCTCGTTTTCTGCCTTTTGGTCAGTATACTCATTGGCATCTTTCAAGGCTTTCTTGATTGAACCTGTCTGTGCTTCGTTACCGTTAATGATTGTTATTGCATTCTCATTTGCGGTTACACGACTTTCAAGACCTGTTAAATCCTGATGTTCTGTGATGTACTTGGCATCACTCTCAGCCTTGGTGTAGGAGTCGCCTACGTTTGCCTTGGTTGCAAGTGCAGCGTTAATACCGCTTACCTTGATACCGTCTGCATCCACTGAAAGGTATTCACTTGCGGGGTTAACCTTTACTGAGAATACATTGTCAGTAAGTACCAAACCGTTACCTGCGAGATAGGTATCAACCAAATCTGCTATTGAAACATTAACAACGCTAACGCCTTCACTTGTTTCAAATGTGAATACAAGCTCCTTGCTTGCTGCGTTATATGTTACGCTTCTTAAGAACTGGTCTTTCGGAATATTGATTTCACCTGCATCTACGCCATCAACCTTCAGTATGTACTGCAAATCATTCTGACTGTTCTTCACGATTGTGACGGTTTCAATCTTGTTTGCGAGTTCACCTTCAAGTTCAAGGTCTTTTGCATTCAATTCTACGATTGCGTTAGCATTTGCTGTTTCAGCAGCTTCTGCGCGTGCTTTCTCAGCAGCTACGGCATTGTCAGTATATTCTCTTGCATCGGCAGAAGAATCACCTATCTTAGAGTCCGTATAGTCCTTTGCTGTCTGTATAGCCTCGGCTTTTGCAGCATCGGTATAGTCATCGGAAAGGTGTTTACTGTCGGCAATTGCGTGGTCTGCGTAAGCCTTTGTATCAGCAACAGCTTCTGCAATCTTCTCGTCGGCATATGCCTCTGATGTCTGTATTGCTTCTGCCTTTGCATTGTCTGTATATACATCAGATTGTTCCTTAGCGACGGCAACCTTGTTATCAGTATATCCTTTGGCAGCCGGAAGAATTGCATTCTCAGCAGCGGTAGCACGATTAGTCTCAGCTATGATTTGTGCTGCAAGTTCTGCTTCTTCACCTTCTGCACGTGTCTTTTCGTTATTGATTGCAAGAGTTAGTTCATCCTTGGCAATCTTAACAGTTTCCCTTACTGAGCCGCTTGTGTTTTCACTTCCGTTAAGGATGCTGATTGCGCTTGAGTTAGCTGCAATTTCATCTGAAAGTCTTTCAATGTCCTCACGATGCGAAGCTTCTGATGAAGCCATTGCTTCACGGATATTTGAAATCTGTTCATCATGTACTGCATCTGCCGTTGCTCTTGTTTCCCTTTCGTTTGCAAGACCGGTTTCAGCTGATGCCATACGTACACCAAGTGCGTTCTCTGATGCTGTTGCACGTGTCACTTCATTTGAAATGGCAGTTGCATTGTTATTCTCGGCAGCAGTAGCACGGTTGATTTCAGCAGTAAGATTAGCGTTTGTAAGTTCTACCTGAGCCTTGGCTTCGGCAGCGTCAGCAAAAGCCTGGTTAATCTTATCCTCATCAACATCGATTCGTGCATAGATTTCGGTAGCTTTTGCATCAAGTGCATCAGCAGCCTCTTCTCTTGCGTCATTGATAAGTCCTCTGAGTTCATCGTCTGTCTCGTGTCTTGTCTGTGCCTCATTCTGTATTGCAGTATTGAGAGTTGCGTCGGCAGCTTCACGTGCGTTTTTCTCTGCAAGGATTTTATTGTCAATTTCAGAACCTCTTACATAGAGTTGTCCATAACTGTCTTTTCCGATAAGGTTATCGGTAGTGGCAAGCTTGATATCGGCTGAAAGTGTATCCGGTTGTCCGGCAGTTGAACTTTCAGATTTTGTGAGCACGATTGGGCTTGCAGGGTTGTTTGAAACGACCCATGTCTTCAGCATGTCAGCCACAGGAATGACAGTCTGTTGTGTACCGTCCTTCCAAGTGATGACGATTGTCTTATTTACGGGGTCATAGTAGATATCGTCAAGGATGCTGATACCAGGCAATGTAACAGCTTTCTGTGTGTTACCGACTTTCAGTATGAGTTTGTTGTTAGTAGAATCTACTTCGATATCGATATTAGCTCTGATACCACCGTTACCAATCTGAATTGATTCATCGTTACTGAATCTAACGTCTGCTGTTATAGTATAACCGCCATTCTGATTCTTGATGGCTCTTGTATTGATTGAGTCGCTTTCGTCACCTTGTATGAAGTCTTCAATTTCAAGGATACGTATTTCATCCTTGATTCTGTCGATTTCCTCACCTACGGTGTTGAGATATGCAGCTACGGTAGTGCTTTTATATTTGATATTCTTGGCTCTTCCGTCAACAAACAGCTTACCATCATGGTCTTGCAGTATGTTGGTTTCATCTGTTGCAAGTTTGACATCAGCAGAGATTTTGCCACGTTCATTATCAATTATGACATTGACATTATGGTCTTCATTGTCGGCGGTATATATCGTATGTGCTCCCAAGTCGATGAACTTCTTGTTAGCATCTGTTACGAAACGTCCGTTCTTAATACCGGAAGTGGTGAAAATCAGACGGTTTCTATCCGGTTCATATTCCATGTTGCACGAAGCGAAAAGGCCGTCAGACTTGATACCTACAATATTATTATTGAATTCCAAGTCATCGTCCGAACCCTCGGTTGAAATTTTCACGTCAGCCGTAAGTGTTGAACCTTCCTCACTCTTTTCATGTGTGAAGTCGATGGAATTGCTGTCATTAACTGTAAGTTCAAGTTCACTGAACTTCTTCTGTACGAACGTGGATATGATTGCAATGGCCTCTGCGACTGTTTTTGCCTGATTGATAAGCTCGTCTTCTCTATCCGGCTCGTAGTAGATTTGGTCTTTGATTTTGTTCTCATCAAGAGTAAGACCTACTGCATTGACTATATTTAGAATCCGTTCTGCGGCCTGTGCAATGTCCTCTGTATTCTGGTCTGTTGCTTCCTTCACCTCCTGAATGAGTTCTCTGAGTTCGGCATCATCAATAATACAGATACGGGGTCTCCTTGAATCATGACTTGCACCGACTGCAAGAATCATCTTCGGTTCTCTTTCCGTTCCGTAGAAGAAGAGAGCAGGTTCGCCCCACAGACCGACACCTTTGAAGTTGTCCTCTATGTATTCGATTGCCTCTTCTCTGGTAGGGAAGACTTCAGAATGACTCAGTAATTGCAATCTGTAATCGTTATTCATGTTATTTTATATTTTAACAAACTTATTTCAATTTATTTAGTATTCTTTTGTATGATTTAGATTTCACCGAAATTAAAACTGAACTGTACTGTAATGTCGTTTGTTCCGGCAGCACTCTTTAAAGTAAGCACACCGTTTTCACTGTCAAACTCAGTACCTTCCTCAGTCAGAAGCTTTCCTTCAATCTCTTCATCCTTTGCTTCTCTTGCAGCCGTTTCATCTGCGATAGCCTGTTCGAGTTCTGCGTCCTTGGCCTCACGTGCTTCCTTCTCTGCGGTAATCTTTGCATCAAGTTCTTCGTCAGCAGCTATGCGCTCTTCTTTTTCTTGCTCAATACTACCTGAAAACTCGTTAATTCTTTCTTCCAATTCCGCATCCTTAGCCTCACGTGCAGCTTTTTCCTCTTCATCGGCTGCTGTACGTGCTGCAACCTCGTCTGCAATAGCTTGTTCGAGTTCTGCATCTTTAGCCTCACGTGCTTCAATCTCTGCATTAAGGTTTGCTTCAATCTCTGCATCCTTTTCAGCTCTTGCAAGTGCTTCGGCTTCGAGTGCTGCTGTCAGTGCCTCGTCAGCTGCTGTACGTGCTGCAACCTCGTCTGCAATAGCCTGCTCAAGTTCTGCGTCCTTAGCCTCACGTGCTTCCTTCTCTGCGGTAATCTTACCGTCAAGTTCTTCGTCGGCCTGTCTTCTTTCAAGAATTTCATTGTCAAGGCGTGCTGTAGTGCTGTCGATTGCAGCTTCAAGTCTTTCCTCAGCGGCCATAGCCCTTTCCTTTTCGGTTGTGATAAGGGTTTCAAGGTTATCGAACTTAGGCTGAATGAGATTCAGAACATTGTTGACAGTTCTGAGGTCCAAATCAACGAGTTCGCCGTTAATTACCTTATAAGCGGAGCTATATCTTCCGTTAGGTGCGTCAAGTACTGCTACTACTTCACCTTCCTTAACTTCGTTTGTAAGCCATTCCTTACCATCCCATTCATAGATGAAATACTTCTTGATAAGTGTTACACCTTGTCCGTCATTAGGAAGGATAGCACCGTAGCATCTGTTGTTCAAAGCGATGTTAACACTTGTCCATACCTTGCGTCCGGTCTTCACTGACGGCATGAGTACTGTTGGATAGTTGTCGGTAAGTATATCCTCTCTTTCAAGGTAGTTGTTACCGTCGTAGTCTTTTACAAGTCTGAGTGAAAGATGGAGCGTTGTTGGTACGATGTCCTGATATACGGCTGATTTGTTGTAGTCGAATCTCTTAGCATATGAGCTTGCACCGCTTCTTGAAACAGTTGCAGTCCAGAACATAGCACGTTCTCCAAAATAGCCGTAAAGCATGCCGTCATCAGCATAGCCGGCAGGAGTAACGCCAAAACCGTATTTGTCAATACCTCTGTGGTCGCATTTTCTGTGTTTGTGCTGACATGTATTGTATTCACCACAATGCATTGGGTCACATTCAACATTATGTCCACAATTACACATATTCACACAGTTACTACCGTTGTAGTCAATACACGTTTCTGTATTTTCATCATTGCAGCATCCCTCGCTTCTCCACAGATGCTTGCTCTTTAAGAACTTACCGGCAAAACGTCCAAGCCACATGTTTGACGATGCACTTGAATGCGTTCTGTCACTGTCGCAAGGTTCGATAGCATTGAGCATGTCATCCCAATCATCCTTGGTAGGTATTCTCCATTCAGAGTTCGAACCGATAAGGTCGCATGCGATTTTCTTGATACCTTCATAGTTGTACAACATACCGTAGTCACTGTTCTCTGTACGTACCAAGAAACGGTCTCCCGGTATTAAACCGCATGGGTTAGGAAGTTTGTCAGCTATCCTTGTACAGTTAGGACAACCACATGGATTGCAGTCATCAGCTGTAAGGTCAATGAATTTCTTTACAGGCACATATACACCCGGTTTATACATAGGTGAAATAGACAATGGTTTTGACGGTTTGCCGTTTCCTTTAAGCGTGCTGTCTGTGGCAACGCCCCAGTTACTGCTATACTCTGTTACAAAACCTTCAATCTTTTTGACCTGACCGTTCTGTTTTACGTACAAAATACCATGCTCGGCATCGAAATCCACTGATAAATCCTGTGCAAACTTGCTGAAAACGTCACCGGACTTAATCACTTCTCCGTTGATAAGTTCAATTTTAATCTCGTTTTCCTCAACATAAACGGATTTTATGTCACGGCCTTCAAGAGTGAAGAAATTATTATCGACTTCGTATCCGTCCAAGGCACAATTCTTAGTGATATCACCTTCATAGGGTGAATTCAGCCTAAAATATGTTACTCCCTTGTTATTCATTGTTCGTTATAGTTTATTTATAAATAAATATTGTATGCTTTTTAGAAATGACCATCAAAAATTGCATTTTGAACAATTTCTGAAAATGTTATCCCGCAATTATATATGCGTAAAGTTTTTATATAACCTATAAATGTGCCGGCAAATTCTTTCTCCAATGGCAATATATATTTAGGCAAATCGCGGTAATTAAGATATATTACATCACATAGCCCTTGTGTGCCGCCACCTAATGAAATATTATATGGAACGCCTTCTTGTTTACTATACATATCATTTAATTTCCTAAAATTAAACACCGGTAACTCTTTTGATATAAATTTCAGTCTTCCATTAACATAAAACATAAATTTCATTCTATCAGATAAACTTATATTATCCGTGCAATCATCATATTTTTTTGTTATTGGAATCATTTTTATAGTAACTGTATTCCATGTATCACTCTTAATAACGTTTTCACCGGACCATTCGCTTTCAATTTTATAACTATTATACGAATCACAGTCTTTTAATAAATATTTATAGCCTATGCGTCCATTGTCATCTATTTGGAATGCAATCGCATTACGGTACAAATCATTCAAAATATCGTATTTCTTACTTTCCTCCGAAATCAATTTGTCTATCGTATCTGTTGTAAACCCATTACAAGTCCTATCAAACAATAAAAAATAATTCTTCATTTTCGGTGTAAGAATATCCGTTATTATAACTTCACTGCCATCTTCCCAGTTATCTGTTGTAAACCCATTACAAGTCCTATCAAACAATAAAAACTTATTATTACTTCTGTATTCTTTTATATTTATTTGCCTTACGCTATATCCGTCTTTCATAACAAGTTCCTCATCGGCATCGATTTCAGTTTCTGGTTTAATGTACTCATCATTAACATACATTGTACAATCACAAGGCCCAGAATAATAATCGTCTGAAATATATCCACCACCAAAATATTCATTACAAGTACATTTATGTTTTCGCTTGTCGCATTTATGATTTCTACTGTTTCTATTTGTAGTGAACATTTCGTTTTCAATCCATAAATGACCATCTTTATCGAACCATACGGCATTGTCTTCATACACATTTAACGCCTCTGGATATGTAAATTTAGGCATTGATGACAACACATAATTACGTTTTTTTCCTTCATCATCACTCGGACAACAGCAACCAGTACATTCATCAGTTAAATATCCATCAGAAAAATAATCGCTTAAAGAATACAAATCCTTAAATGGTTTCAAATAATTTTCATTTATATTATCTGATATATTATATTCTGAATTTACATAACCATCGATAATAAAACCATTATTTATCTTATCTGGCTTATATTCTGTAATGTATTCTTCCCACCATTTATTCTCAGCCCTCGTACCGATATAAAGGAAAATACCCTTATTGCCGTTATATCTGTCATTCAATCTGTAACCACCATTATTATCAAAATCGTGTTTTTTCAAGACAATTTCAAAAGTTAAACCATCACCAATATTTTTTGGTAACACTTTATAATTGTCATCGGTCATAAAAAACCCTTGATAAAATCCTCCGTTAAGCTTAGAAACAATCATTCCGTCTTCTTCAACAATGTCATTATCATAAGAAAAAATTTGATTGTTTCCGTATACCTTATTTAATAATAAACGCAAATCATCTTTATCGATTTTAAATTCAGAATTTTTAAATAACTTAAGAAATTCTTCATTACTTGTTCTGTCTTTTTGATAGTTTATTAATCCATTATCAACACCAGTATAACCAATGTTCTTAAGTAATAATCCGTTATTAACTGCTTTATCCCAAGAATATTTTGACTTACTGTATAGATTGTTAAACCATATACAGTCCGGGTCAGTTGTGTCAATATATGATATAAGGCAACCATCAGCCAAACCATCATCAACGTTATCTGAACCGTAACTTGGTTGGCTTAAATAAAAATCCCAATATTCACTTCTGTCAAGTCTGAAATTAAAAGGTAATCTATTGTGGTTAAAAATATTTCCCATTGCCGAATATACACTATTTATAATAAATAGGTAATTTAATTGATTATATCATGGAAAATAGACGCATAATCAAATTAACAAAACAACAATTAACCGAAGCAGAAAACGATGCTTTCGGCTATCTCAATAATGGCGATTTTAAAGAATATAATGGACAATCAGAAATTACCGTAACCGGTAAAAAAGATGATGATGAATATGGTAATCCAAAAACATCTGATAATCTTGCCAATAAAATATCAGCACAAACATATAATCGATATTGTGGTTTTGCATTTAAACCACATACGTTGAGAGAAGACGATAACAATAAAGATGGTGTTGATGATTTTTATAATAACGATGAACTTGATACACTAGGAAATAATTCAAATAATGACGATTTAGTAAAAATACCTGTAAGTGTACAAAGAAAAGTTAATATCCTTATAGATTCCATGCAAATGCTTACTCCAAAACAGCAAGCAATAGTCCTCAATAAACTCATAGAAAGTTTTGATTTATCATCAATTCCTTATGCATGGCTAAAAGAACTACGTCTTAAAATAAACACAAGAAGACAAAACATAAAATAATGTTACACCTCATCTTCGAAGGAAATAAAGATTTGAACAACAGGACTTTTCCTCTTGCAAATGGGATTAGAAAACACTTGCACAATACATTAGTAAACTATACCGGTGATAAAACTATCGAAGGTTATAAACGCTTGAATAATGTATTAAATATGGATTCAATTTCCTATCATGAGATGAAACGTATTAAAAATTTTTTCGATAACTACAAAGGTTCACCAAAATCATCTGAATTTATTCTTAATGGCGGAGAGCCGATGATGAATTGGGTTAATAATACACTTAACACGGCGACAAAGGCAATACATGATTTTAAACAAGCGAAAAAAGAAGCCGGTATAAATAATGCGTTCATTAAACCACATGAAAAACAAAGGCAAATAAGGAAAGATAAACCGACACAAGCAAAAATACAAAGTAAAGATGTTGCCAAAAAAATAGGTGACAATAATACAATAAGGTTTGAAAGTAAAGAAAAAAGAACTATTTATATAACAGAAAATGTCTTTAAAGAACTTCTAAAGATATAAAAGATAATATTTATAACAAAATAAAAAATTAATATTAATTAAGATATGAGAACATGCTTAGAAATCCGCTCAATGGATGAGCGTCATATTGAAGAGGTTCGTAGTGACTATAATAGATATAATCAATATAACGTAAATCATCCGGACGCCAAGGCCACCGGTGATGCGCAAGGTAAAGGTGTAGGTGGCGGTCATACACACTGGTTACCTAATTGTACTGGCACAATTGGAGTATTTAATTACTCGAATTTCATCACAGACCCATCAGCCGGCGCAGGTAACGATGTCGATAATATGACCCGTGAAACTGCAATGGCAAGAAGCCTTTACAATTTTGAAAATGCTTATTCAGCAAGAATTGTCGATACTACGATGAATGTAAGAGAAGGTCAATACAGAGTACCCTAATAGAAATATAATTTAATTTTACAAATAATCCCCATTTACAAATTAAAGAATGGGGTTTATTTTTATAAATGAGTATGCTTACAGAATTATTACAGGAAATATTACTTAAAGAATCAGTATCAGTTAATGATATAGATGATGCGATGGATAACCATAAAAGAGTGATAATAAATTATCATTCAAAAGGGGAAGATATTGCAACTGGCGCACGTGTCATTGAAGTATATGCCTATGGACTTACAAAAGCTGGTAACCCTGTAATAAGAGCATTCCAACCATTTGGCGATACCACATCTAAAGTTCCATCATGGAAATTTTTCAGATTAGATAGAATTTCTGCTTGGCAAGAAACAAATCAGACATTTAACAAACCAGCTTCAGAAATTTATCGTGGACTTGGTGATTTTAACCCTAATGATGACCGTACTATGAGTATTGTCTATAAAATAACCACATTTGGTGATGATGAAAAAGAATTAAGCAACATAGTCAGTAAAACTAATCCTAAACTTAAATCAAATTTGTTTAAAACAGATACGGAGAAGAACATGGAAAGATTAAAACAACAAGTAATCAATCCGATAAAACTTTCTGATATTAAAACAAAAGATGGATTTAAAAATATATCAGAACCATCTAATGACACAGGGCCAAAATTAAAGCAACAAACAAGCAAGGAATCAGAACTATATCGCACTGATACTGAACGTGCTATGGAAAGACTGAAACAACAACTAGAAAACCCTAGAAAGATAGATTTAAATACGGTTGGAAAGTCACGGCAAAAGCAGCAAAAACCTGAAAATACCGAGCAAGAACTTGCTGATTTAAGAAAAAAACTTGGAGATACATCCAGACCAATTACTATAAAAGACCTTAATGACAGATTATCAGGTAAGACAGAACAGCCATATCGCACTGATACTGAACGTGCTATGGAAAGACTGAAACAACAACTAGAAAACCCTAGAAAGATAGATTTATCAAAATTACCTAAAAGATAATATAAATTGATTTCAGGTAAAGAATAAATTATCTTTATTATATATTTCATAAACAATGGACTTAAAAAGTAAACTTAATACGGCGAAAAATATGGCATCAGAAACCCCAATTTCTGAAAGACTTGTACCAAGACAAAGTGTAAGCACTTTTGTTGGAGATATAGATGCCCTTACAGAACAAGTTTTTGGTAATAAACTTCTTGATGATGGTTCAGGCAAAGCCCCATATGACCCAAAGGCTGAAATGAAAATGATACAAGCCGGTATTCCAAAAGATAAATTAAATAGCAGTAAATTACCAAGTGCAATAAAAGAAGCAATCGCAAGCAATCCATTAATTGTAACTTCAACAGACCCTAAGATGGATGCTTTCACGGCTAAACTTGCAGCAGTGCAAGGAATGCAAAAAGCCGCTAATATTATGAACCAATTAGATGAAGAAGATAAAGAAAAGGAAAATGCACGAAAAGCAGCGTTAAATGAGAATATGCAACGCGGTTCGGTAACAATTGACTATAGTTTAATTAAAACAATTGTGGAAAACGCAGTTAAATCATTAAAAGATGAAATAAAAAACGAACTAAATGAATCAGTTAATCATAATAACATGAAAAATAATGATACTTCACTTAAAGTTATGAAAATGGCTGATAAATTTTTATTTTTAGACTCAGATAATAATATTTTTGAATGTCAGATGGTTTATAAAGGGAAAAACAAAACTAAAAAACAATAATTTTGATTGAGGAAAAAAATTTAATTTTCCTCATTTTTATTTTGTTATTTTAATAAAAATAGTATATTTGCATTTGGTAATATAAAAACAATGTAGAATATGCTAACGACTGAGAAAATTAATTTTAATTACATTACTTTTTGTAATAAACTTAAAAAATACAATTGTTATTCAGAACAGATGATTTCTGAAATTGGAGAATTACTAAAAGACTGTAGTTTTTCAATGAACGATGATAGTGGTTCTGCTTATCAAGGTTCAATGATTGATATTGTACTTAATCATTTATGTTCTGTAGCTTATAATATAAATGAGGTAGTATTCGGACCAACCGGAAAGTTCAATTCAATGAGGGTAAATCCAGATATGCTTATGCGTGTACTATTACTTCAGCATATTGCAAAGGCTGAAATGTTTGTTAATGCAAGAGATACATGGAAAATCAAAAAAGGAATACTATATGAATTTAATCCAAATCTCAAAGCATCATTAAAACTAGGTGAACGTTCACTTTATCTTTGCCAAAAATATGGTATCGAACTTGCAGAGGAAGAATATGAGGCTATAAGGATACTTGACAAGGCAGAAGACGATAAGGCAATGTTTTACATTTCTCCATTATGTTCAATTGTAAGAATGGCGAATCAATTTGTAGCGGTTGAAATGAGGCAAAAATATATCAATAATAAAGAAAAAGAAACAATAGAGGAATAATGTTTGGAAAAAGAGTTAAAATTTGGAGTATTTACAATGGGTACATAGACCCAAAACTCATCTTAGATGAACAAGAACTTGAATTTGTAAACATGTCGCCAAATAAAGACCCATATTACGAATATGAAGGTGACAGCGGTTTTGACTTACGTGCATGGATTACAAAGGAAGAAGACGGTGCAAAAATCGATAAAGAAGATAATAAACACTTTATTACGTTAAAACCACTTGAGCGTAGAATGATACATACTGGTTTATATTTCAAACTTCCGGCATTCACGGAAATACAAGTAAGACCGCGTAGTGGTTGTTCGATAAAAGAGGGTTTGACTCTTATAAACTGTGTTGGAACGGTTGATGAAAAATTTCGTGGAGAAGTTTGTATACTTGCCATTAATCTTTCAAATAATAAAGTTAATATTAAATCCGGTGAGCGTATTGCCCAAGGTGTGTTATGTCCGGTTTATAATTCATCTTTAGTAAATCTTAAAAAACAAAATGATATACCACATGATACTGAACGTGGTGATAATGGATATGGTAGTACCAATAAAAATTAACAAAACGGTATTTTAGACATTTTTATTGTTTAAAAACTACGAAACCGCTATATTTATTTTTATAAATAAGTGGTAAAATGTATAAGTATATTTGTAGACAATGTGGTAAAGAATTTGAAAATAAAAAATTAAATAAAAAATTTTGTTCAAATAAATGTTATCATGAATGGTTAAAAAATCACAAGCCACCTTTCCGTAAAAAAAGAAAACTTGTTGAAGTTGTGTGTAAAAATTGTGGTAAACATGAAATGGTATTTCCATGTAGGGCTAAAAATTATGTTTGTTGCTCAGTAAATTGTTTAAAAGAATATAAATCTAAAATTTTAAGTCAAAAAGTAACACTCGTTTGTCCTGTTTGTGGTAAAGAATTTCAAGTTAAAAAATCACAAGAAGAAAGACGCAAATGTTGTTCTCAGTCATGTGCAATTAAATATCGGAATTATAACGGAATAAATAATCCTAATTCATTACTTAGAAAAATAAATGAAGGAAAAATTGCTTTCAATAAAGCTAATCGTAAAAGTGATTTTTACTATATAGTTGTAAAAAATCATTTTAATATAAAAAAATTACCGAAAGGATATGATATACATCACAAAGATGGAAACTATCTTAATAATACTATAACTAATTTAGTTTTAATTCCGAGAAGCACTCATATGTTAATACATCGTTATTTTGGTAATGTTTTAATCAATGCTTTACATAATAATAAAATAAGTCGTAAAATTTTTTATGAAATATGTGGTAAAGAAATAAGTGATTTTTATAAACCAATTGAAAAATTAAATATAACAAATCAATTTTTAACAGATAAACAAGATTTAATAAACAATGACCCATTTCATTATATAAACTATGTTGAATAAAAGAAAAGTACTTTATAGTTTAAAAGATGTGGCCATTATGCCGGCCACAATTTCAGAGATTGAACATCGTTGTGAATGCAAGACCACCTATGATGATGGAATGTTACCTATTTTTACAGCACCAATGCCTTGTGTAGTTAATTTGGCTACATATAAAACATATAAAGAAAACAAAATAAATCCGATTCTTCCACGTACAGAGGACGTAGAATTAAGAAAAACAATGTGTCATGGAACGTGGTGTGCATTCTCACTATCAGAATTTACAGATATATTCCTTGACAATCATGCGGATGGCGACGTATTGAAAGTTCTTATAGATATTGCCAATGGCAATATGCTTGAATTATATAATGTTTCAAAAAAGGCAAAGGAAAAATATGGACACCGTATTAAACTTATGATTGGAAATATTGCTAATCCTGAGACTTTTAGAAAATTCTGTGAAATTGGCGTTGATTATGTTAGACTGAGTGTCGGGTCTGGCCAAGGTTGTACAACTGCCACAAATTTGGGCATTCTATACCCTATGGCTAGCTTAATAGACGAGTGCTTTATGATTAAAGAAACTAATAATTTTGACACAAAAATTATTGCTGATGGCGGAATTTCAAGTTATCGTAGAATGATAAAGGCTTTGGCTTTGGGTGCAGACTATGTAATGCTTGGTAGTACTCTTAATAAACTTGAAGATAGTGCCGGTGAAATAGTTGAAAAAGTAGAGGTCATACGAAAAAAGCCGGAAGATGGCATGTTCACAATTCACAGACTTGGAAAAGTAAAATATAAAGAATATTATGGTATGGCATCTGAAAAAGGTATGAAGATGCTTGGCAAGACTGGTGCACCTGAGGGTAAAATAATCTATAATAAGTGCGATGGTACTATTGAAACATTTATAAATGAATTTGAAAGTTATTTACGTTCAGCAATGTCTTATTGTAATATCAGAACAATAGATAATTTTGTCGGCGGTCCTGAACTTAACATATTGAGTGAGAACGCATCAAATCAATTCAATCAAACACGATAAAAGTTTTTTCTTCATTGTTTATATTTTTTCCATGGATGTTCATTTATCATATGAATGTTCATGGTTTTTATTTATTTTCATTTTTATAAATATTATATTAATTAATATAACCAAACTAAAAATGTTGAAAGAACTAACTGTAATTGAACTTGACACATATCTTAGACTATGTGAGCATAATATGGAGTTTCTTGCTACAAAGAGAAGAATTAATCCTGGTAATAAAAGTATAAATGGCGATTATAATTATAACATGTCACTCAGAAACAAGATATATGATGAAATAAATTCAAGACTAAAAGATTTATCCAATAAAAATGAATCTATTAAAGAAATTGTATAACAGACTTAATGCTTATTGGATTGGCTTATTATACGGATTGAAAAATACGAATGATGCCGTATTTACACAATCCGGAATAGACAATACAATTGGAACAGAAATACAACAACAAGTATCCGAAAATAGGGTTTCAAAGGACTTGCTTAAAGGTGAAGTGACACAACAAGTAGAAGAATTAAGATATCGTACATATAAAGTCGACCGTGAGTCAAAACAGTTTGAATATTTTTCTCCTACAAAGGCTTTACGCTTTGAGAAACAAGACAGTAAGTTTGTAAAATATGATAATAGTGATAACCTTGAACTAGTTACTATACAACCAAATCATACGCAAACTGCAAGTGTTTATGATGGTACAAAAGATATCGATTTTCTTAAAGCGGATTTATCAGATGAACAGGGTAATATAGCAATAAATGTTGGACATTTTGACGTTGATAATACATACAATATAAATATTGAAAGAGACTTTATGCCTCGCTTTAAATTGGAGGCATACACTACAAGACTTGTTGTTAAAAAATTTGATGATAATGACAATATGATACTTGATTTCTACGTCAGCAAATATCCGCAGGAAAAAGACATGAAATCGATTTATTTTATAAAAGAGATAGAAAAAATAATGTCCGGATATAAACAGTCAGACATTACTTCAATGAATCGTTTATCATTTGTTACATCACATGCTTATGGTCTTAATGACATGATTGAATTTAGATTCGACCACATCTATTACAAAGGCATATTGGAATATGATGGACATTATATATTGAAATTCAAGGCACATGCCTATGTGAACGGAAAAGACCAAACAGATGAATATTATTCAAAATCAATGGATGAAAAATACAAAAACCATGAAAAAAAAGAAGTGGTTTTAGATGCATTTAATGGTGGTAATGAATATAAAACATTCGTCTGTTCAGAATGTGGAAAAACCGTAGAATATAATACAGAGTTAATAGATGATATGCAAGCATCGCAAGGACGTGATATTATGGATGATACAATTTCATATGATAATGATATTATGTCATATATGGACTTACAGATTGCTGAACAGACTTTTGGAAAAAAACTTTGTAAAGAATGTCTTAAAAAATTCTTAAATAATATGAATAAACAATAAAAAATGGCAAGAGAATATGCTTTTCTAATGATTAACTATGATACACCGGAAATTATCAAAGATATACATGATAAATTGTCTGATGATGAAATATATACAGAGGATAATGAAGACTATGGAATCAAACACGAAACACATGTAACTCTTGTTCCTTGTCTTGATAATGATGTTGACCTTGATGATATAAAGAAAATGCTTGAACCACTTGGCAAATATAAACTTATATTAAATAATATTTCAATGTTTACAAATAATGAGAAATATGATGTTTTAAAGTGTGACGCTAGTTCATTTATACTTAAAGATACAAATAAGAAAATAACTGACAAATACCCCACGCATAGTGAATATAAAGACTATAATCCACACGTTACTATTGCGTATTTGAAAAAAGATATTGGAGATAAATACACAAAAGAAATGTTATCACCGCTTGTCGTTTTAAAACCTAAATGTTTCCATTTCAGTTATGTCGATAAAGACGGAAATGAAAAAGATACTTACTTTAAGTAAACATTGAAAATAATAAAATTATCTTATAGATTTATAATATATGTGCAAGAATGCTAAAGTTCTGAATATTATGAGAATCCTTGAAGATATAGAAAAAGATAATAGGTCTATTATTGTTACATTACCATCCAATATAAATTGGAATGAATATGAAAAAGAACTTGACCGTGTTAAGGATTATAGTGAAGTAATGAATTTTAAAGTTTACAATTTTCCAAAAGGTATAAATCGTGGTGATAAATGCTATATTGTACACCAAGGTTATGTTAAAGGATGGATGAAAATTATAGGCTTTAGTGAAAAAAAATTTACATGTACAACAACCGGCAAACAATACAGCGGAAAATTCATTGAAAGAAGCGGGCCTTTTCATTATCTGGATGTTAAAATTCCGATGAAAGGATTCCAAGGTTTTAGATATTTTAATATTCTTGATTATCAAAAATAAACTTATAACAAAACATAGAAATAATGGGAAGTATTTTAGACAATTACAAAAAACAACTCGAAGAAGATAGACTTAATGAAAATAATGACTTTGAAATTTCATCTTTTAATGATGATATTGCAGATAATTTTTCTAAAAACATAGATAAAGAAGCCGTTGCAAAAAAAGTAAAAGAATTAAGGGAAGACCCTAACGATATGGAGAACAAGTTCAAAAAGTTTATGTTGGAATATCCACGTATCACTGAAAATGAACTTGACACTAAAGGTGAAACTACAATTGACGAAGATATAAAAATTGTAATTAAACATGCTTATTGTCCTGTTTGCCATAAGGAAATTATAAGTAAAGTACCTTTATTATTTAATCCATTCACATTCGAAAAAATCGCTAAATATGAATGTTCATGTGGTGCGAAATTCAATTTTGAACATTCTTATCCAAGAATTATGTACATTAATTCAAAAGGTGAAGAAATAAAAACATTTGCCGATTAACATATGAAAATAGCAATTGATATCAATGATGTGTTAAGAGATTTTACGACACAATTCAAAAATTATTATATACGCGGAATTGACCCTTCTTTTGAAATAGATGATAACGAAATCAATTCTTTCAATTTAGATGAAGTTTTCCCGTTTAAAGATAATAACGCATATAATATGTTTAGATACATAGACTATGCTTTTGAACTTTATGGTCGTGCCGAACCAACTGATAAGATGCTTCCTTATCGTTTTAATGACTGGACGCAAAAAACATTGAGGAATCTCGATAAGAATAAAATTCCAGAGATAATGCTTGTAAGTCCTTTTGAGGCCGGCAAATCTATACAGTCTACTTATTCTTTTTTATCAAAAATTAGTTCATCAGTACGTGAAGTATATTTCCCTATTGATTCTTCAACTGTATGGGATAGATGTGATATTCTAATTACGGCTAACCCTAAACTTATTGAAAATGTTCCTGAAGGAAAAATTGTGATAAAAATTGAAATGCCTTATAATATTTACGCTGAATCAAAATATTCATTCAAATCTTTAATGGATGTAATAAATGATGAAAACGAAACAATAATAAAGATTTTAAATGGTGAAGAAAACAATGAGTAATAAAAAGAATTACGTTATTAATTTTGAAAAATTTTTTGAATTAATCACTAAAAAAAATCAAAATGAAAAGAATAACGATTCTACTATCACAGAAATATGGCAACCTGATGCAAATGGCGATTTAAAAATAGCCAACAAAGAACTGGTTGATAATAAATATGATGCCAATAACCATCTTTGTAGTTTAAGGTATGATTTTATAAACAGTCTCATTAATCAGGTTCTTTCGGTTTATAGTACGCCTGAAGGAGCTATACTGAAAGAAGAAAAACAAATGAGTTTCGGCCAAAAAATAATTTTTGATACATTCGTAAAAGAAGGTATTATCTATGAAATTAAATAAGATAAATAAATATTCTAATAATGGATAGAAATAAAAATCAAGAAGTTCTTGGACGCATTGAAAAAGCCATTTCTGCTGTAAAAAATAAAGAATCCGTATTATATTTCTTCGTGGCAGATGCAAGAAACACCCCAAATGCTAAGATGGAATATATCTATGAACTGGCATATACGCTACAAGAAAAAAAATATAATGTGTGTATGCTTTATCAATTAGAAAATGAATATAGTGAAAAAGAAATATTAGATTTAAAAAGAAAAGAAAAACCCATTGATGAACGCCGTCAATTCATCGGTGTGTCAGAATGGCTTGGAGAACGTTATGGAAAAATTAAACATCTTAACATAGCAAATGGAACATGGCAGGTTTCACCGTCTGATTTTTTGTTTATACCAGAAGCATTTGCCGGATTAATGAAAGAAACATATGACAAGAGAATACCTTGTAAAAGATATGTTATAGTACAAAATTTTAGACATATTACGGAATATATACCATTTGGAGACCAATGGGCTACTTATGGGATTACAGATGCGATTGTAACGTCTCAAAAACAAGCCGACCTTGTAAAATCAGTATTTAAATATGTAAATACATATATTATTCCACCTTATATTCCAGAATATTTTAGAAAACCGTTAACCGCTAAAAAATTGATTGTAAACGTTGTTACTAAAACAAAGGAAGATGCTGAACATATTATAAAAATGTTCCAATGGAAATACTATATGTTCCGTTTTGTGCCATTTCGTTTTTTGATGAATTTCCCGAGAGAAAAATATGCAGAGATACTTAAGGAAGGTGCTATTACCGTTTGGGTTGACCATGATTCATCATTTGGTAATAATGCCATAGAATCAATAAGATGTGGTAATATCGTTGTCGGCAAAATACCAGAAATAATACCAGAATGGATGATAGATGAAAACGGTGAACTATTACCAAACGGATTATGGACAGATAACATCAACGATATTCCGGATATGCTTGCGTCGGTTATAAATGAGTGGGTAGAAGATGAGGTTTCTCCTAAATTATACGAGGAAATGTCTAAGACCGATAAAAAATATACGTTTGAGGAATACAACAATAACGTCGAAAATATGATAACTGATATTTTCAATAAAAGAACTAATGAATTTGAATCAGTTAAAATAATGACAGAAAATAAAATTAAAGAGAATATTAAATAATGAGAGAGATAACAATTATCATACCGATTCATGAATTTAATGATACTGTTGATGAGTTACTTAGAAAAGCGCTAGAAAGTGTTTCAGTATGCCGTAAAGAATTTAAGGATGGACACCTTCCAGTGGTTATAGTAGCATCATGCAATATAAAGGAAAAAATCATCAAAGCAAAAATTGATACTTTTATTCAGGATACAAAAATAGTATGGAATGATGGAAAAACCGATTTTTGTTCGCAGATAAATTTCGCAGTCGACCAAATTAATACCGATTACTTCTCTATTCTTGAATATGATGATGAATACCGCAAAAAATGGTTTAAACTTGCTAACGATTATTTCTATGGTAATGAAAGCATCAGCATTTTTCTCCCATTAAATGCCGTACATACCGGACATAAGAATTGGCAATTTGGAAACGAATTTGGACTTTCTAACACATTTATTACAGATGACGTAGATGATACGGATGATGTCGGAATCATCAATTTTAAACGTATGGAAAAATGTTCTGTCTTTAATTTGACTGGTGCAATCTTCAATCGTAATGATTTCGTAAAAGTGGGTAAATATAAACCATCAATCAAAGTTGCCTTTAATTATGAATTATTGCTCAGACTTACTAACAAAGGACTTAAATGTATGGTCGTGCCAAAAGAAGGGTATGTACATGAAATTGGCCGTGAGAATAGTCTGACAGATATATACAACAAAACGCTTTCACCCGATGAGTTGAATAAATGGTTTGAACTTGCATTCCGTGAATATGTTTATGATAATGATAGAAACAAAGATATTATTAATGTTTCAGAAGATGAATTAAAATAAATTCTACTTGATATATTTTAATTTAATGTGTGAAATTAAACAAAACATAGCCAATGACATAGATAATATAGTTTTAGAACAATCAAAGCCAAAAAAACGTGGAAGAAAACCAAATCCAGATAAGAAAAATGGTTACTTTTATGAGGAAGAAGAAAAGGCTTTTAAAGAATATGTAGAGAGTGATGACCAACATTTTAGAGACCGGATATTTAGAGAAAAACTTTATCCGGCCTTTACAAAAATGATAGAATCAATCATAAGAAGATATGGATTGTTTACACCATCTGAAGATTTTTCAGATACATTTAATGATACTCTTTCATTTCTTATAACTAAAGTTAATAATTTTGATTTTTCTAAAGGTTATAAGGCTTATTCATATTGTGGTACTGTTTGTAAACGTTATTTACTTCTTAAACGTACACAAGATATGAAAAAAAGAGACACTATATTATCTTATGATTTAATGTTTGCCGGCGGTGATAATAGAAGTGACTATGACAAGGAACAAGCAATGGTGACATTTAATACCGAACTAATTGGTCGTAATATTGAGAAGATACAATTCATACTTAGCCCCGAAAATAATGAGAAATTAACTGAAAAAGAAAGACAAGTCGGATACGCATTGCTTGAAATATTAATGAATTGGGAACAGATTTTTTCCAACCTATCAACCGACAGAAAATTTAATAAAACATCATTCCTTTATTTTGTAAAAGAATATACACAACTTTCAACAAAAGATGTAAGAGATGCAATGAAAAAATATAAAGACATTTACTTTACAGAAAAACAAAATCTGATTGACGAGTAATTATATAATATAAGTATATAAAAATGGCACTTAAAGCACTAAAAAGATACAAACTTAAACTTAACTCTGCTGATAAAATTGAAGAATTGCTTCAGGAATTATATAATGAATCCTGCAAAAATATTGAAACTATTCAGAATGAAATGAACAAACTTTCTAATTCGATTAATCTGAATGATGAAATAGTGGATTCAAAAACAAAATATGCAAAGGCAATGAATGATTTCATCACAAATAAGGATAAAGCCATCGGACGTAAACTTGAAATAGCAAAATTAATGACCGAGGTTCTTAAATTCAATGGAAATGTATCTAAAACATTTGCTGAAAGTGAAGCCGTCGGAGACTGGAGTGAATTTATGAACATGGTTAATAAAGACGGAACTTTGCAAAGTGATAATAAAGAAGAAGAAACATTGGAATATCATCTTAACTAATGGCGAACATTAAAAAGACAAAAGATGACGCGCTTGCAATCATCAATGCGGCACTTACTATATTAGACAGGTTTCCTGAATTTGATGAGACTAATACGAGTCTTTCAATCAACACTTCCACGAACCCGTTTACCTTTCTTATGGATTTATTCAAAACAACGGCCGGTTACAATGTCTTTTTAAAAATCATATCAAGTTATATTGCATTTGCGTTACCGGCACTTGAACTTTCTATAAAAGGGATTTTATTAACTAATATTAAGAATCTTTTAACATGCTCATTAAATCCTTTTATAACGAGAGAACTGTTATTAAATGGTATTGTTTTTGATTTACGTACTATTGACGTTATAAATATGTTAAGTTATTCTCCTTTTGATAAAGTAGGAAAATATTACTATTTTGGGTGTGATGGTTTTGATTATACAGACCAGTTAGTGAAAGCCGGTGATTTTAATGCATTTCTGTGGCATACAAAAAACAAATCTTTAAGAAGACAAGTATGGTATGGTGTCAATATCATTAAATCAAATGTAGATTCTTCTTTATATGAGGATGAAGAAGGAAACAGTACGATACTTCAAAAAGAACCTAAAGGAAACCCTCCAAGTAAAGGCGAAATTGATAATGAAGGAAAATTAAAAAAATGTAAAAAAAGTGATGGTATAATAACAATTCAATATTGTGAAAGACCGAACAGGCTAAGAAATTCTGAAGGAAATGGAGTATCTTATTTACAAACGCCTCATAATCATTGTTTACAGGTATTTCTTGGTAATGTACAAGAAACAGATACTAATATCCCGGTTCTTGAAAATGCTATTTCTGCATACGACAAACAAATTACTGAGCATGAGGATAAAATCTATGATTTAGAGGATGAACTTGAAAATGTCGTTGCAGATATTAATACGCTTCAAATTCAGTTACAAGAACAACAAATTGAACGTGAATATTATGAAAACAATTATAATTTATTATCTAATGAAGAAACAAGAATAAGAAATGCCATAATTGGACATCAAGAATCTATTGATACTATAATTCCCCAGAAATTAGTAAAAATAAGAGACTTAAAAAATGCGTTATCCGGTACTTTACGTTATCGTAACATTGAACAAAATTACTATTACCGCCGCACTCTTATAGAATTTAATACCGATTATGTAATGTCACTAAAACTGTTTGATTCAAAAACAGTTGCGGCTCAATTAATTGATACATTAACCGGTTGCTTATCTATTGATTTGCATTTATCATATGAGCAATTGCTTATAAAATATGAAACGCAAAGAATGGTTAAATCTGTTGTAGAAACGGACGATACTGTTGTTAGTGATTGTTTCTTTACTTTCTCTAATGCTGACTATGATAAAATGCTTCAAAAGTCAGAACTTGCAAGAGAGGGTTTGTATGCTATGAATGTAGATAATCCGACTGGTGTAAAAGTCGATGCGGAATCAATCCTTAATAGTCTTAATACAATAAACGAAGGCTCATCAAAAGAAACCGTACAAAGTGTAATAGAAGGAAGTCTTACTGAGATTAGTAAAATGCTTTCTGATGTAAGGTATGAAGAAACGGACAAATTAAATTTCGGTGCTGAGATTAATTTCATTGAAAATATTATGAATAATCTTGCATATGTTATAACAATGTCTATTCTTTCTCCAAAAGTATATTTGTTATTGGCAATTAATCTTCAGCTGTTAGGACAACAGACTAATTTCAATATAAATGACTTTATTGAAATGCATAGACAATTAATTGTACAAATATTACGTGCAGTGCGTGACGCATTAATACAATATCTCGTTGATGAACTTATGAAAATACTTGCTGATTTAGCAAAAGAGGTGGCAGTTAAACTTACAATTGAACAAGCACAATATTACATGAGACTAATCAGAAAACTCATTGATTGCTTCAGAAGAAAACGTGGTACTCTTGATTTTAATATAGATAATGTAGATTATAGCGATATTTTACAAGAAGAGGAAGAACCAAAAGAAGATGAATGTTAAAAACTATATAATATGAGTTGGATTACAAGTATTGCACAAGGAATAGAAAAAGCGTTTACTGGTATTAGACCAGCATTAAAGTCGATACCGCCATTACTTTTAATTTGTGAATTATATACAAGACCTGGCTTATCAGCGATTGCATTAACAAGTGCAATAATAAGAAGATTGCCAGAAGCCGGTATTGAAACTGGTGTTAATGTAGATGGTTCTCCTAATAAGATAAACGGCTTCGTAAGGATTATGTGTGAAGAAATGGTAAAGGAAATAAAGGATAATGCAAGGGTTACTTGTGTTATAGAACCGGGTGCAGTAATGTCAACAGGAACTGGCGGTAATGCCGGTGGTCCTGTCGTAGTAACGTCTGTAAATACAATGATAGGTAAAACATTAGGAATTATAGAGTAAAAATATGGAAAATATTGGAATGATGACCAATGAAGAACTCAAAAACAAAAAAAGAGAATTGCTTAATGAGTTTGAAAATCAAAAAACTGTAATCGCAAAAGCATATGCCAAAATGCTTTCGTTACAACAAGAAAATAATGAAATAGATAATATATTGAATAAAAGAGAAGGAAATAGTTAATGGACAGAAACAACAATCTAATCTATATGTGTCGTGTATTATCTGTAATTGATGATAATGAAGGACTTAGAATCAAGGTAAGAATACCTTATCTCGATGATAAAAGTACACCAATAAGTGAATTGCCATTTGTATTTCCGCTATTACCTAAATTTGCACATGTAAATCCCAAAAACGACGAAATGGTTCTTGTATTCCTTCAAAGTATGGGTGATAGCAAAGGAAACCGTTTTTTTCTTGGACCAGTAATATCACAGCCTCAGAAAATGGATTTCGATGCGTATGCTTATTCTGCACAAAGTCTTTTAAGGGGAAATCAAATTGCAAAACCATTACCAGCACCAAGTCTTGACCCAGATAACTATGGCACTTTGCCTGATAGAAATGATATTGCATTACAAGGAAGAGGAAACTCAGATGTTATACTTAAACCATCTGAATTAAGACTAAGATGTGGATTCAAACAAAACTCGTTGGCGTTTAAGAACGATTGTCTTAAATTCAATAAAGTAGACCTTGGTTATATACAAATGAAATATAAACACATGAAAGACCATAAAAATAATGATTTTTCAAGCCTTGTAAACATAGTAGCCGACAGAATAAATCTTTTGTCACACGATTCTAAAACATATTTTAATCTTACTGACCCTGAAAATCTTATAACGGAAGATGAAATGAAACGTGTATTTGAAAATGCACACCAATTACCTTATGGTGATGAACTTGTTAACTTTTTAAAACAGTTAATACAAGTGTTTAGAGACCATACGCATCCATTTTCGATGGATAAACCATGTTTTAGTGAACCGGATGAAAAAATACTATCCACAAACCTCGATGAAATGCTTTCTAAATCAATTAGAATAAACTAAATCCGATTATTTAACTTAATCGGATTTTTTAATCTATTTATATACATATAGTCAACATATACGATGGCAATAAATACCAAAACTTTTATAAGTAAAAGTAATACAATCATAAAAGACAATGCAAGCAATACAAGTTTAAACCCGGTAATGGAATTAAACTACGGAAAGATGCTTACACGTGGAATGATTTACTTTGACCATAACAAAGTAAAACAAATGGTTGAAGATAAAATATATCCAGATATTTCAAAACTAAAACATGTATTGCATATGACTAACGCCTCTTCTGTAAGAGACAAAAATATTAATTGCGCAACCTTAGATAGTGAATATCAATATCATAAAAAACGTGCAATTTCATTTGATTTGATTTTCTTCCTTATTCCTAACGCATGGGATTCTGGAAGAGGATTTGATTATGCAAATGACTTGTATGACCGTGACCACCGTTCAGTATCAAAAGATGGGTGCAACTGGTATCAATTTAGAAATTATTGTAGGTGGGACGAAGAAGGAATTTATAGTATTGAAAGACTTTCAAATGAAGTTGATTTATTTACGTCAAAAAAAGGCAATCTATCCAATGTTATTATAGGTTATCAACATTTCGATATTGGAAATGAATCTATTGTGTTTGATATAACAGATACGTTTAATAAATTCATTACTGGCGAATTGTGTAACTATGGAATCGGAATTGCTTTCTCTCCAATATTTGAATACACTAAAACTGATTTATCACAGTATGTGGGATTTTTTACACAACATACTAATTCATTTTATGAACCATACATCGAAACAACATACAATGAAACAATAGATGATGACCGTGCAGATTTCTATCTTGATAAAGACAATAAACTATATTTCTATGCCTTTGTAGGTGGTAATACGGTTAATTTGGATGAATTACCCATCTGTGAGATAAACGGCTCTGAAATCGAAGCAAAACAAGCCACAAAAGGCATTTATTACATTGATATAAGGATGTCATCAGAGGAATATGAACCGGATACAATGTACTACGATGTATGGAAAAATATCAAATACAAAGGACGTAATATTCCTGACGTTGAGTTGAATTTCGTGACAAAAGTGCCTAATGGGTACTTCACATTCGGATTACCAACAGAACAAACGGAAAAAGTCAAATTTAAACCATATCTTTATGGTATAAATAATCTTGAAAAAATTAAACGTGGCGACATAAGAAAGGTGTCGGTAGATTGTAAAATACCCTATACGACAAATCAGATATATGCTGTTGATAACCTTGAGTACCGTCTTTATACAATGCAAGGAGAAAGAGAAATAGATGTTATTTCTTATACAAAAGTGGAAAGAGGATATAATTCTAATTATTTTTTTATTAATACTAATGACTTAATTCCATCAAGATACTATATTGACATAAAAGTAAAATATGATTACGAGGAAATATATCATCGAGATATGCTTGAATTTGACATAATAAATGACGTTAAAGAACATTTTAATTAATACATGAAACAATTTAAAATACAATATTGGTAGGTAATACATAATTTACCTACAATGAGAAAAAAAGAACATAAATTAAAGTACAAAATCAAATACTGTTTGGTTAATTACCATGACAGATATGATAGGAGTTTTGTCAAGAAAATGTGGGGTGATGCACAGTTTGTCCCATTTGGCAAAACAACGAGAACAGAACCATTTGATGAATTTGACTATTGGTGGTCAAGTCAAAAACACATCAGAAAATATATTAATAAATGGTTGATGAAAAGAATCAATGAACCGGCTGATAAGATATTTGGCGATTATCTAAAACTTGGATGGAGAAATACTTATGAGGCTAATATGTTATGGAATGAAGTCATTAAAAAGAAAGAAAATCTAAAATATAATTGTTGGAATTATTGGCATGGTTTATATATAGATTCAGAAAATTTTATAAGATATAAAATTTAAGGGCTACTTTTGTTGTAGCCCTTAGTTATTTGCCCAATTATTATTATCATTTGGGTCGATACCTTGCTTCATTAATGAATTTAAAGTAAGAATTTTATAATCTTTTACATTAAGTCCGTAATCCGCCAAATCGGTAACAAAATAATCTTTTTTAAATCGTCTCAATTCTTCCCCGTTTACTCCTTTGTAATCCCATCCATTAACAATTTTATTGGTATTTTTATTAACAGCAAAATGTGTATAATTTTGATTGTTTTTAAAATTATGATTTTCACGTAATTTACTTTCAAAAGCATAATTACGGCCTCCAATATGCAAGTCAGTTAATTTATGGTTGAAATTGTTAATTTTATTTATACATTCTCCTACTTCTTTCCATAATTCAGCAGAGAGTTTTTTATTATCAAGTACACTTCCTTCTACTTTACTTACATATATGTAACCGTCATCATTCATACTTACAATGATATATAAATCACTGAAGTCAACATAAGCATCATATCTATCAATGTCACATGTTACATAATGAGGACAATTACCACACATTTCATGAAGTATCCTTAAAATGATTTTATTATTATCAGTTATAAAATGATATTCTTTTTCATCCTCTTCTGATGGTTCATTATTAATGTTATTATCGATTTCCATTATGCCCTCATTTACAAGTCTTGTAATGGTATTTTCCATCACATTGATACAATCTTTTTTACTGATTGTTTTATGTTCATTTCTAAAAATATCGTCTGCTGAAATTTTAGCCATCGTTTTGAATATATGTTTATTATAAATAGTTTGGATTCTTATAAATATATTTAATAAGTCCACAATCCCAAATACGGTCATAACCTAATGATTGAGCGATTTCAACTTCGGTCATTCTGGGGTCAATTTCAGGATGATTTTTAAGTATTCTGTTTTTACGTATGTTAAATTTATGAAAACGTTTAAACTTATCTAATGCTTGATTGTAGTAACTATAATTTGGTTTGGTGAACTCTATAAATTCAAATCCAAGTTTTGTATAGATATTATTTTTCTCATCAACCGTCCAACGTCTATCGGCGAATGATTTTATTTCATTATATTCATAATTTCTTGTAAAATACTTAAATAGTTTACCACCTATTCCACTACATATGCAATTGTTATCACTTGCAAATCTTGTTAATTCCCAATTATTGCCTGGTTGGTTTAAGAAACTCATTACAGCAACAAGTTTACCATTATAGAAAGCACCTATATGTTTTGTTGATTTTGCATAACCTTGTATATGATTCTTTTCAAGAAATTCTTCTGCTTGATAAGAATAAATTTCCTTAATTGTGCATTTTCTTCCCTGTATTTTCTCAAGGTTTGCCGTTTTAATACCAAGTATATGTGCAATTTTACTTAATACGATATCTTTGTGTAATTCATATTCATCTTCAAATATTGATATAAGTTTTATACCGTGTTTTCTACATTCTTCTAATTTTGATAAATGATAATGTTTATCTTTTTTACCAAACCATTCGGTATGCCATTTATTACCATTATACCCAATACCAATTTTTAAAGAAGGAATGAAAATATCAATTTCTTTACCATTTAAAATATGTCTATCACTTGTACATTCTAAACCGCCACTTTCTATGAAATCTTTAATTTCAAGTTCTGATTTTGAATTTCTTGTAAATGTCATATTAATATTAGACTGTATAGAAGCATTACTTTGCTTTTCATGATATTCTTTACTAACCATATCTTTATTAGAATACAATTGTACATATTGAAACTTGGTTAATCCGTGTTTCTTTAAATGATGTATATCTATACGAGCTAATTTTTCACCACAAACTTTACATATTACAAATTTATCCGGATTGGTCTCCATTTGTCTATCAACTTGTGGATTAACTGTTGAAAAGTATTCCCTATCTTCCGGATGGTTCTCTAAATGTTTGAACTTGTCAATGTTATGAACTTTTATTAAATGAGTTTCAAACATACCACTTTTATTATCTATATCAATTGTTCCCCAATCACAATAAGGACATTTTTTTACAGCAGCATTATCAACTAATTCAACATCAAACCACTGTTCCCACCAATAATTACCGGTTTTCATATAGTACATTCTACGCTCATAAAGAGTAGGTGTAGCCACGCTGTATTTTTTTTCAATGTATGTTGTCAAAACACCACCTTTGTTTCTAATATCCGGCGTAGTAAATCCAGTTCTTTTATCGACGGCAATATAATGTTTCCCTTCAATTTCTGGATATTTTTCAATCTTCCAATCAGAAATAACAAATTCTATTTTTAGATTTTGTCCGCCTTTCTTTTTTGTTACAATGTTGTTCTTCTTTAATATTTCTCTTATCCGTAATTTACCAACATGGTATTTTGCAGCAAGTCCTTCAGTACCGATTCTTCCATTAAGATACTCTTCACAGATTTCTTGTTCATTTAATTCTACTTTCTTTTTCATACTATATATAATTTCTATATGCAAATATACTATTTTTATTTAGAATCACCAAATATAAATAGTTAAAAAATGTAAAAGTTGCAAAATTAAACGGTTTTTATAAATTTTAATATCCTTTTTGAAGGACAAAAATAAAAGGATTGAAACAAGTCCAATCCTTTTAAATATAGTATCTGTAATATATTGATAATCAATAGATTAACGGAGTTCGTTGATATCCCAATGTACGAGACCATCACACTTGATAGCACCGTAGTAACGGTTGTTTACAAGTTTCTTAGCGTATCTCGTTGCGATTCCCTTAACAGGAGCAAAGTTGAATGGGTTGTACATCGTTGGGGTCAAAGCCATAGGAATATATGGAGCATAGATGTAACCAGTGTCAAGAAGTGATGTACCGTGGTGTCCCATAATTAATGACCAATGAGGTGCATATGGGTCAACAATTACTTGGTAACGTCCTTGAAGTGAACCAATCTTCTCAATACCCATGTTGTACTGTTCACTTTCTGCACTTGCATCAGTCACGTGGAAGTACTCAAGGTCATTCAACACGGCTGAAATCTCGGCTGAAACAACAATGAAGTTAGCACCACCACGAAGTGTAGACTTCTGAATCTGTGCCGAAATCATGTTAATCTTAGTCATAAGAGTCTGGTTCCAGTCTTTCTGTGTGTAAACAGTTGATGGAGTACCAATTCTCTGCCAACCGTTGTAGTCCCAACGTGCCTGCCAAGGAGCAGCTTTACGAATGTCACGAAGAATCTCACGGTCAATCTCAGCAGCAATCTGCTCTGAAAGGATAGCGGTCAATTCAGCTTCAGCGTCGATGTTGTGGAAAGCCGAAACGTCTTGAGCCAACTCAGGTGACCAAGTAGCACGAAGCTTACGCTCTTCAACAGAAACTGTCACTGAAGTAAGCTGGAATGAAACCTCACCCATTTCAGTTTCAAGTTCGAGTGAATCGTACTCTGCCCAAGCAACCTGGAAATCAGCAGCAGGGTCAATCTCTGTGTCAGGATTCAAACCAATGTAACCGTTGATTGTAGTACCCTGGTTCTTGCAAGGCTTTGTAAGGTCAAGCTCGATATAAATGTGTCCCTGTGGGTCACAAGTAGGTGCATAATCTACAAGACCTGCGGCATATTTCTGAGTAACAACACGGAACTGAATTGACTCACCCTGTTTGAAAGTGGTGTACTTAGCATCCTCACTGTCATCAGTGAAATCCTTAGTAGCAATAACCTTCAAAGAAGCAAGGAATGATTCAGTATCCATTTCATTACCATCAGGACCAATCAAATGACCTGCATTGAACTGACTGAAACCACCAACCTTCAACATAAGTGAGCTGATTGAACCGTCGAGAGGGCTAACTGGAATGTCAGCTGGGTCAACATCTTCATAGTCACCGTTAGGAAGGATTCTGACAACAGAAGCGTTACCTACTTTGATAGTTACCTTACCCTTAGAATTGTCGAAGAGGAAGTCATTGTAGAAGAGGTCATAAAGAGTCTTCTTCATGTACTTTGTTACTTCAGGTACTGTTGTATCTGCATCAGTCTGAGTAGGTTCAACGACCTCATCAGGAAGATAATAACGGTTTCTTGTATTCCAAGTTCTCTGGTCATCAGCATCAAAAGCTACTGGGTTTCCGTTCTCATCATAAAGACGATTCTTCTGAGTTCTCTTGTAACCCATAAGTCCAACATGACGGCCGGTATCACCATCAGTAATCTGTGTCTCGCTTGCGAAGTTCCAATCACGCTCTGAAGTAACAGGCTTGATGAAGAACAACTTACCGATAGGAAGGTTCATTGCCTGAACAGAAACGATGTCATTAGCAAGCAACTTACTAAACACACGTCTAATCAATGGGAATACAACAGTCTCAAACGAGCCTGAGTTATCTGATGCGGTAGCCTCGTAGATGAGGTGCTTTGCTTGGTTCTCGTAAAGAGTAGAAACAGTTTCCATGATATGACCCTCAAGACCGTTTACAAGTCCAAGTTTCTGCCATCTCTCCTGGATATCCTGTCTAATTTTCTTTTGGGCGTTAAGTTCAATAGAACCTACTGCGCCGCTTGTAAGTAATTCACGCATATGTTTATATACAATTTTCTTTTTATTTAATTATAAATATCATTTAAACGTTAAAACGTCTTGTCTTAAAGTTTGTTAAGTCTTTCCATAAGACTAATTGTTGCTGAAAGGTCTGCTGACTGATACATTGTTGTTTCTACCAACTTTGTTTTCTTTGATTCTGCCAACTGATTGTCAAGTTTATTTTCACTTGTGTTATTTACCTTTCCGGCTTTCTTCAATTCTTCTGAAATTGTGTTATAGAGAGCCTTACCTTCATTGATTGTCTTAACAAGGTCAAAACGTTTTATAATATCCTTCTTCTCGTCCAAGGTAGTACTATTTTCAGTAACCAACTTAATGACGTTTCCGAGGCTGCTGTTCACTACGATTGCCTCTTCAAGTTTTCCTTTAATGGCCTCTGCCACTTTTCTTAATTCTTGATTTTCCTTGAAGATTGCGTTTGCTTTCCTCATTACGCTTTCTACTTGTGCTTTGCTATAAGAATTTTCTCCTGTGCCTTTTACTTTTTCTCCGCCTTCACTTGAATTACGGAACTGCTTTCCTTTGTTATTAGTATTAGCATGAGTCATACCGGTATTTCTTACATTGGCACTATTTTCTGTAGAACTCATAGTTTCGTTAACTTGTTCCTCATTACATTCACAAGGATTTTTTCCACAGTTGGTACAAGTTTCCCCTTCGTTTACTTTTTTTCCGAAAGGTGACATATCACCTTTATGACCGACCCAAGGTTTCTCAGTACCTGTTGGAACGCCTGCATCCATAGAATATGTATTTTTCTTATCTGCCGGTTCATGATTGTCAGGAGTTGTCATAGCAGTTTTCTTTTGATAATTGTCCGTGTATCCAAGATTCACTTCACCTTCATTGACATTGGCACCTGGCTTTACGTTACGCTCATCAGTAACGGCATCATCCGAGTCAAGGTCTATTGAAATTTCATCATCGTTATTAATTTCTTCTGATTTATCATTTCCAATAGAACCATCCATATCAATGATGTATTCTGTATCAGTTTCATCGTCCTGTAATGTAACAGTTCCATCATCGTTTTTAAGAACTCTTACACCATCCTCTGGACCCATAACCTTAAGAACCTTGATAACATTGTCCTTATCCATGCTTGTTAGGTCATATTCACCATCCTCACCTTTATACTGCTCAAGACCGCCCCATACATCATCGCCTGTAGTATCATCTGCATTAGCAGCATCTTCACTACCTTCTGCGCCAGTAACGTCATCTGCATCTTTCCCGGTATTTTCTCCGCCATCACTAGCAGTTACATCACCGGCAGCATCAGTTCCGTCAACCGGACTTTCGGCATCGCTTGTCGCTGTATCATTAGCATCAGGATTGACCTCTTCCACTTCAAAATCATCGTCAGATTCTGAGATAATATGGCGCAATTGCTTGTTAATGGCTTCGTCCACCACATTTTGTAATGTGTTTTTTGTAGTCTCTTCAAGCTTTTGTGCCAACCTGTCTCTATCTTCTACGAGATTCTTGATATATTCGCTTCTGATATTATTTTCCATTATGAATAAAATTATTCAGTTATTTTAATTATAAATATATTGTTTTAGTTAAAAAATCGTATAAATAGTAGCAAATAAGATTTTACAAAGATAAAATCTTATTTATTTTTTGAATTTTTTCAGAAAGTACATCTTTATCAGTTTCTTTGTTCTCAATAAACGGTTGTAAATCTTTCATATTTGTTGCAATCCAAGCATTTGAAGTACTAGGTTCCAAAACATCATCCCAACCCACTAGTTCAAAGTCATCACCTACCATCAAAGTACCAAACTTCTGTTCAACACTACCAACGCCCCTTGATGATACACCAATTCTTATTCCGTCAATAATCATATTAGCAACCAAATCGCCGCTTGTTGAGCATACTCCATATTTTTTAAAACCCGGCGATAAGTGAAGTTTCATTTCTCCCACAAGTGTTTTTCCTTCCCATCTTAAATCAAGAATACGATGCGCAACATCATGTCCAGACAATGAGGAATAATTTGGATGGTCAAGTGCGCCGACAGCACTTCCGCCAGCAACTTGGTTTTCCAAATATTTTTGTACTTCTCTTTTTAATATATTTTCCGGATAAATTCTTCCGTTAGCATTTTTAATACCGTATTTTTGAAAAACAGCGGAAACTATAAAGTCATCAGGAATAACAAACTTATGGTGGGCATCAATATCCTCTTTAATCTGACTTATAATATCAGATTTTCCGATAATGTGTCCATCATGTTCAATAAGAAGACCAGTACCTGTCTGGCCCTTCTTAATTTCTACAAGTTGTTCCTTATTATATATATTATTCATCTGAATAGCCTATCCAATTTATTATAAATATGCTATTCAGACTAAATATTACATTATTCTATTTTAATATTGTTTTCCGTAAGAGATTGTGATAAATTTTGGTTAAAAAGACAAACTAAATCTATAACATCATTTTTATATTCTTCTAGCTTTTTACTAATTTTTGGTTTTATATATATATCGTATTTTACATGACTTTTTTTTCCGAAAGCAATACCGTTTTCACTCATTTCAATATTACATATATGTTTATTTTCGAAAACATTTGATTCAAATATTATTGTTTTCACATTTTTTTCGAATATTCTTTTTATTAATGCAATATCTTCAGAGAAATCCTTTTTTTTAATTTCTGGTGTAATTGTGGCTCTTGACCGTATATAGAGTATTTCAGGATTGTTTTTATCTAAGGTTCCATATTTTGTTTTTATTTTAACATTATTATTTAATTTATACTCTTTTGTTGTTCTTTTATTATTACTGTCCATTTAAAATTTTCCGATTATATTGCAAATATACTGAAAAAAAATTGTATTAACAAATTTTAACACATAAAAAATGTCCTGCCGGCAATTCTTATGGTATGCATGGCAGGAACTCTTAACATGTTATATTTTTTACTACACTCTATCAGCATCAAGGTCTGTTGAGAAACCTACTAGTTTACGATTGATGAAACCAAGACTTTTCATCGCTGAATAAATATTCCTTTCACAACTTCCAAAATCAGATTTCAACTCTGGGTCCGATTCAACAAATGAGGATTGACTTAAATCATACAATGCTTTCCAAGCCTCTTTTAGTTTTATATAATTCGGATTGATGAGGTTTCTGAGTTTTTTTGCATTTTCAAATTGAATATTATCGTAGTTCGCTTGTCCTTCATTTATAAATTTCAAGACAGATTCACGAATTTGTGACTTTTTTACCGTTCTCATTTCTTTAATCGTTAAGAAATTATTTTTGTAATTCCCAATCAATATCAGGATGTTCTTCAAAATATCTTTTGCAGTCCTCTACCGATTTTTTAATTTCCGGTGGAAGTTGTTCAAAATATTCAGGATGCGTCGATGCAAAAGTAACAATCATTTTCATATTACTTATTGGCAACATACCACCATTGTCATCTACAGCATATCCATCAAACGAATCAGATGGAGTAAATCCTTCATTCATGTTAGAATGGTTTTTGCTTTCATTCCACCATCCACAATATTGTCCGCTCATCATATTACTTACAACCATATAGCCTACATCTTCTGGCTTATAGCGGTTTGATAACTTTTGAACATCATTGAAAATTTTTGAAGCATCTACATTATCAGGAGTATTGTATGATAATTCCCCCATTATCCAATCCCTGTTACGTGTTTTTTCACCTCGATAACTTTTAGCCAATTCAGTTGAAAGTGTCTGCACCAAATCATTTGTCATA